CCTTGTCCTTGAGCTTTGCTCATTGCAATCGCCACTTACCAAGTCTACGAATCCGGGTTGTCCGGACAAAGTAGCCGAGTAAGGTGTCTTGTGAGAGAGACATCGATATTTGAGCATCTAAAATCATAATTACCTCTCTCACGAGAGGAGATTTAAGATGCGATACCGAGAACGAATTAATACTGAAAGCGAGAATCACTATGACCATACATTTTGTTGCAAAGAGAGTATTACTTCTCTTGCAGAAAAGTGTCCGGGATCGGTGCTTAACGAGTTCAACTATGTTTCTTCTCGGAGCTATGAAGCTATGGAAGACGTGGTAACTCCTAATTTTAAAAAGGAGTCCGCGCTAGGGCATATTGTTAATAGCCCTATGTTGTCAGAAAATTTGGAGTATCGGCAGACTGCCCTAACCTTTGTTGAGGATTGGGCTCATCCGCCGAATACGTATGAAACGGGATATGGCTTTGCCTTTTCTCGTTTACCGTTTACTCCATTATTACTGTCACCAGTACGGGTTGCAGAGCTTGATGCTCTGTTCCGACCATTTGCAAGTGAAAGAGACCTCTGTGTCACCCAAGCTTGGGCGAACGTAGATGAATCTGAAATGCTTGCGCTTGCTTCATTGGGCGAACTTCCAGAAACAGTGGCTTGGCTTGCATCGCTTTACAAGCGTGCTGCCACCCTGTTTAAGAGGTTCAAGGATAAGCGAAACGGTATCGAGCGCAAGAAGCGCAAGATGACCAATAAGCAATACCTTGATTCTCGATCCAATTTTTGGCTGGAACTTCGTTATGCTGTCAGACCCCTTATATTTGAAGCGGCTCAAATTGCCGCCATCTTAGAAGGGTTAACCGGAGGTCAGCAGAGAAATACTGCTCGTGGTTTCTATGAATCATCATCTGATGATACATCGAGTCCATTTTCCGTCGGTATGACACCAGATCGCTCTGCGAGCTGTGTTGAAACTGTGCAGCGTACCTCGAACTACCGTGCTGGGGTCTTGTATACTTATGACCTCAGTAAGGCAGGTTGGGCGAATACCCTGGGTTTGGACAAACCCATAGAATCCCTGTGGGAACTCACAAAATTGAGTTTCATGCTTGATTGGTTCTTCAATCTTGGAGATGTAATATCTTCATTTACTCCGTCCGCACAACTCTCACCGCTTACCTCTTGGATAACAGAAGAGCACACTTTCACAACTGAATGTGTGTATTCCGATTACCAAGTGGAAGACGGTATTGAGTGGACACACCTTGGTGTGACCACAGAAAATGCCGGCTACGAGCGTCTCGTACGGAAGATTAAACGGCGAACTATTTCTCCGTCTCGATCCCCGTTTCCGCACATCTCCATTAATTTGGACTGGGCAAAATGTTTAGATCTTGCAGCTATCGCACGGACGATCTACCGTGGTTTAAAACGATAACCGCCGCCTAAGGAGGCAACAATGTTAGATAACATTATTACACTACCCGTGGACCCTGCCAACAATGAAACCGTTGTTCAGGAAGCTTTTACTCGCTATCAGGAGTTTGGAGACCGTTCCGAGTACATTGGACCGGGCCATACGTTGCAGAATCGCAACATTCTCTCCTTCTCTCGTACGTTTCCCAAGACTGCCGGTAATTCGAAGGGGATTGCAAAATCCTCTATCAAATTTACGGCGGACATCCAGGTAGAAGGGGTGGATAATACCACCACAAATACACGCGCCTTGATTGGCGGTGTAACCTTCAATATCCCGGTTGGAACTACGGCTGAACAGGCAATGGCTCTACGCCAGCGCTTGATCGCTATGATTGATAATGATCTTCTCCTTGCCCGGAGTTCTGAGCAACTTGAGGTCTAATCGCGTATGGATATATTCGCATACGTCTTAGAGATGGTTTACTACTTGACAGAAATACTCAAAAATTTGAGTATCATGTTTTGGTGGTAATCCGCGTCATTATTTATACGTAGGAGACCTTCTAACATGAAATGTGTTAAAAAGGGTGATAGGGATGTGGTCAAAAGACTACATTTACCCAAAGATGTTGAATACAAGATCTTCGGGAAGCTTTTATCGGACCTAGAGATCAGCTTGTTGGACGCCGACCCAGATAACGCAACAACCGCAAGCCTGGCCGCAGATATAAATACTGCGCGTCAGGCGACACGGTCGCGTGATAATGGGAGGATGTCTACTCTTGCTGGCGAGATGAGGACACAGAGTATACTCTCATCGCGATCTGTTACGAGTGTGAGCGACGCTTCCGCGTTTTTCACACAGTATCAGCTAGGTGCTTTTTTGAAGAAGTTCCCTTTTAAAGGGATAGACACGGCCAAACCTGCTTATGAGAAGTTCTTACAGGCAGAACGGTCGTGCGCTAGGTTTAATTCTGAGAATTACCTAGCTCTCACTGCTATGGATAAAACAGGCCACCCTTTTTTGGGTGATTGCTTGCAATCTATGCGCAGTGACATCGAACATCTTCTCGGAGCTTTACCGAATACTGAACGTGTTGAGGCTAGCGCGTTCCACGGACCAGGCGCATCTCTCGGACCCTTGTTTCGGAAAGGCAAAACCACGAATTATTTTAAGTGGTCTGCTATTCCTTACTCGGTCACGTTGAGTGCCCTACCGTATGCACGACGCGCCATCGAAAGCGATCCCCGATGGATTGGGGCGCTTGATGATTGGTATAGGCGCCGTACTGGCAATCTATACCAACCTATCGACACTCAGGACTTTTGGTCCCGCGTGTTCGAAGTCGTTGACGCGAATCGTATTACCACTGTACCGAAGTCCGCTCTTATTGATCGGACTATCGCAATTGAGCCATTGCTCAATGTTTTTCTACAACTTGGCGTGGATCGAGTTGTCCGTTCGCGGCTTAAAAACCGCTGGGATATCGATCTAAGCAAACAAGATGTAAATCAGCATTTAGCAAAGAAAGGAGCCGAAACTGGCAGTCATGCCACGATCGACCTCTCGGCAGCATCAGATACCATATCTTTGAAGATATGTGAACTGCTGCTTCCGCCGGCCTGGTACAACCTGCTATTAGACCTCCGCTCTGCCAAAGGGCAGTTAATGGGAGTCAAACGCACCTATGACAAAATTTCGTCAATGGGAAATGGTTTTACCTTTGCACTCGAAACTATTGTGTTTGCGGCAGTGTCTCGCCACATTTTACGTAGAATAGAGTCCAGATTACCGTTAGCTGTTTATGGCGATGATATCGTCATTGATTCAGCAGCTGCGGCACCAACCATCGAACTTCTCGAATATTGCGGTTTCGCAATAAATACTGAGAAGTCGTTTATCACAGGCCCCTTCCGGGAATCCTGTGGTTCTGATTGGTTTCTGGGGTACAATGTTAGACCTGTGTTCTTGAAGAGGCAAATTCGAACCGTGTGTGATTTGTTTTACATACACAATGCTCTGTTTGAATTACAGGGTCGTTTGAATTGGTCATGGGATATTCGATTCTCTTTAACTCTGCGTTACATCCGTAGCCTCATTCCTCCTGGGATGAAGCATGTGTTTGGACCGCCGAGCGAAAATTTGGATCAGTATCTTTTCTCTCACAGAAACACTAGAGGTAGTGGGCACCGACGTTGGCATTTAGTAATAAAGCCAACAGCTCGAGTGTTCAATCGTAAGACCGAGTTCTTTTTCCGTAAATTGATGGTCTCTTTGAGACCAACTTTGTTCGATGAAAATCGATGGGATAAGAATCGGCACCTAACAACTGGTAACTCTTTCGATGTAACGAAAAGAGACCACGTACGATATGTTTGTACGAAGAAAATGGTTTGGTAATCATTCCATTTCTAGCCTCCAACAGCCTTTTTGATTAATCATCAAGGCTCCACCTCGTGGG